GCTGCTAACTTCACTCCCGAATTCATCTTTTCCATTCCAGATCACTGAGTAATGCCCGGCTCCGCTATTTCTTTCAACAAGAGTTTTGATAAGCTTCCCAGATATATCGTAAATATCTATGGATATTTTACTTTGTTTCGGCACTTGATAATTAATTAATAATCATCACTTATTTTTAGATATGGTTCCTCTGTAATTTCGTTTTATTTTTAGATGTTAAGCGTGCTTAACATTTACAGTATACTTTTAGGTTTTTATTTTGGTTTTTTGGTTTAATATTTTTAGTACTAATTTTCTGTTTTTTGTTTTTTGAGGTCTAAAAGAGAGGTTAATTTTTTGTAAATCTAAAAATATATAAGCAATTTTACGCACACTTGTTTTATTTGGCAATAAAGGATTTTTTAATATGTCTTTTATTGTCTTTTTTATTACCAAAAACTCATATAATATAGTGTAATATTTGAGTTTATTATAAATGTATAGTAATTTGAAAGTGTATTTTTTGGCGGGATAGAGGAGTAGTTCCTTGTAGGCCCCATAAGCCTAAGACGTCGGTGCGAACCCGGCTCCCGCCCCCAACTTAAATGAATATACTTTTTTACCAGGAGAAATGCAATGGCTAAATACAAAGAAGTAAGCAAAAAGCTGCAAGAACATATTAAACGCAATCCAGGTGATAAGATTGCAAAAGCTAAACTGACAACAGCAAAGCGTTTATATAGCAAATGCGGTAAAGCCCTGTTCGATGAAATAACAAAGCATTGGAGGTAATATGAGGAACGAACTCTTAAGACACGCAATATTTTGGATTATGTTTTGTGTGGTCGTTTTTATAGTCGCCATAAAAGCGAATAGCCAACCTAAATGGTGTATTGGAAAGATAAATTCCAAAAATACGAAGATAGGCAATTTGCTATTTTACGATAAAGCAAGCCATTTTATAAGAGATGCTTTTGTAACTGGAGTTGTCGGGAGTATAACCCATGATCCTAAGATGGGCTTAATTGCCGGATGTGGGCTTTCGGTTATTTGGGAGATAAAAGATTCTCTGTTATGGCAGCACTATGATCCTGACAAGTGGTATCTGGATCATGTGGCGGATCCCAAAGGAGGAGAGGTTTTAGATGTGCTCGCCGGCATAGCTGGCTCAATTGCAACATATTTAGTGATGGAGTGGTATTATGGGCAATAGATTCATTGAATTTTTCGAGAATGATCATCAACATCTTTCAATGTTGCGATTGGTGCAATTCATTATGATCATTGTTTTGGCTTTTGGTATTATTTGGGCAGTTTGTCATGATCATAATTGGATAACAACCAGTTTTGTTGTTACGATCGTAGGTATTCTTTGGGGCGGGAAAGTTATACAAAAGCATATTGAAAAAGACAATAATAAATACATAACGAAAGAGAATTAATGCCGGAAAATAGCTACATCCCACTAAATAAAGAAGAATTTACCCAGCTTGTAGAAGCTAATATTATCCTGGCTAATAAGCTTGAGAAGCTTGCAGAGTCTATTGAAAAAATCTGTTCAAAATATGTTGGCGGGTTTCACCAAACATCAGAATTATATAGTTTTCTTCGGGAGGAGCTCCCTGAAAAGTTGGATGCTAAACAGAGGCAACGCTGGAATCCCTGGATACAAGCAGTTATGTGGTGGGCGGTTGTAGTAGTTTGTTTTGGGAGTTTAGTTTTTGTGGCAGTTTGGAAGGCAAATGCTACAGAGTTTGAAAAAATAGTTTATAATATCGTTGCTGCTGCCGGTGGTGGCGGGCTAACAAAAGCATTACAGAAGACAAGGGAGTCTATTGATAAAACAAAGGAATAGAGGGCAAAATGGCTATACGAAATGACGTAAAAAAAGAAGAAATGGAAAGGATGTTAGTTTTTGAGGGATACGATTCTGAACAGGTAATAGAGATATTGGACATTCCAGAATCCACTTATTATAACTGGTATCGTCAATTACGCATCAAGGATAAGATTAAAGCCCAGAAAAATAGCCCCTTCAAATCTGCAATGGCAATAATGAAGGCGTTGCCTAATCTAAACTTAACCTTGGATGCACAAATAAAAGAGATAGAAAAAGCCCTTAAAAGCAAAGAAGTAGATATTCAAAAGATAAAGGACTTAAACACTACTCTAAAAGCTATAAGAGATTGCATTATAACTGCCAAAAAGATTTATAAGGACGTTAATCTTGTAAATAATGCAGCAAAGGTTTTACGAGAGTTTATGATTTACTTGAAATCTAAAAAGCCAGAGCTGGCAAAAAAGGTTTTTAAGTATTATGCAGAGTTTAACCGAGACTTTTATGAGAAATACACTCTAAAGTAGGTCTATGATGGATTATAGGAAAAATAAAGACAATTTCGACATTTCCATAAAAAACAATCGTGATCTGGAGCTTTTCCTTGAACAGTCCAGGATATTAATTCAGCAAAGGATAGCTCCCTTTGCCAATGATACCAGGGAAAAGCAGGAAAAGCGCATTGAGCGTGCAGAGAACGATCTCGAGTTTTTTGCAAGAACTTACTTTCCTTCTTATGTTTCGGATAAAGAAGGGGAGTATATCAAGCCTCCCATATTCTGGAAAGAAGTGCATAAAGAGCTTGAAAAGCGGTCTAAGAACTATGTTGTTCTTTGCACTCCTCCGGAGCATGGAAAGTCAGTTGATAAACTCATCTACAAAATACATCAAGGAATATTCGAAAAAAGGCATTATATAGTTTCGTGTACGATCACCCATAAACTCTCTATCAAGGTTAATGTTGGCATTCGTGCACATTTCGAGGTAAACCCGCGCCTGATTCATGATTTTGGCAATCTTGAATCTGCCGGCATGTGGGAAAAAGAAAATTTTGTATTAAAAAACGGCGTGCAATACGAAGCGCATGGCATTGATACACCTTTTAGAATGATGATGCAAGACGCTTTAAGACCTGATTTAGTGGATATTGACGACATCACAGGCATCAAAAGCGCACGAAACAAAGCCCTTGAATGGGGAAAAGTAGAAATTATACGCCAGGGAGTTTTCGGAAGATTATCGGATACAGGGACAATTTGGTGGACGGGCAACGTTATTTCGCCGTTTTCTGCTATATATCAGTTTGAAAAGGCGATTGAAAAGGAAAGAGAACAAGGCATTCTTGACAATGATGTTTTTTATCGGCGGTATCCGGCAATTTTCCCAGACGGTCAAACTCTTTGGCCCGCAAGATATACCAAAGCCGATATTGAAAAGAAGATGAAAAAGTCGGGTAATATTGGCGGTAAAAGGGTGTTCTTACAGATCCCGGTGATGCAGGGTAAATTCTATGATGAACTTTGGATGAATAAGTTTGATATTTCTGATGCTCCCAAGCTTTGGGAGCAAATGGACTTTAAGGTAATGTATATTGATCCATCTTTCGGTAAAAAGGTAAATGACAAGCGGGTTTGTGTTGTGATGGGAGCCAGACCGGAATCGAAAAGCCTTGAGAGCGAAGAACTACGCCTTGAAAAATTCCGTTTTGACGCTGTAAGCACTGCAACAATGTCAACCAATGATTTCTATAACGCTGTATGCAGGATGTATCAGAAATGGAACCCGGGAACGCCTTTGATGTATGAAGGCAATTTTCATCAAGAGGACGTAGTAGCTGGAGAGCTAAGAAGGGCGCAGAAAAGGACAAATATATATTTTCCCATAAAGGCATATTTTAATTATGATAATAAATTTGACAGGATTGAGAGAGGTTCGGGAGAGTGTGAAGCCGGATTGTGGTATTTTTGCAAAGGGATCCCTGGTATAATTGATGTTATAAACACTTACTCCCTTTATTGCGGTCAGGGTTCTCTTGATTATTACGATCCTGCTGATTGCGACGCCACAGCAAGCAAGATACTTGACGAAGGCATCCAAAAAGAAGTTGCAATGCCAGATCCTGATGAATATGTGCCAGAATCTTTTGAATATGATTTTGATGAGGAGTTAGAATGGATTTAATTAAACGTTTTTTCGGTCAAACTCAGGAAAAAGAAGAGCCTGAAAGCATAGAAATGGATAATCCGCCATCGAACGAGCTGAAAGCAAATCTTTTACAAAAAACGATTGATAACGCTTTTGGGATTGATGATCATACCAACTACCCGAACCTTCTTTATGTGCTTAAATATCGAAAATCCGAGCCTGATTATGAAATGATAGAGGAAATATTAAGGGTTGTGCCGGTGCTAAAGTCTTTTGTTGATCAGAGAATAGCAAGGGTTTCCATGCTTGATTATGCGATATATGCGAAAAATGTGATTGCAGGTAATCAGAAAGTTGGCAGGGACGAAGACGAAATCATCGAGTTTTTGTATAAAAACGTTTTGGCGTATCCGTTTTTTGATACTTTTATCCGGAATGTGTGCGCTTCCATTGGTTGGGGGATGAGTCAAATAGAAGTAATATTAAAGCCTGAGGGCGAAAAATGGGCTATTGACGCATTGAAACACAGAAAGCCCAAATATTTCAAATATGGCGACGGAACCGAAGGCACGAAAAACGATAATCTTTTGTATTACTGGACAAATAACGGCTGGCAAAAGCCCAAAGACGAAAGAAAATTCATTTGTACCAGTTTTGCAGAGACTTTTGATAATCATTATGGCAACGGAAAGTTTTTTGAAAGTTTGATTGAGGTTTACGAGCTTTGCCAGTTCCGAGCCTGGAAGATGTCTTTTACTGAAAAAATGGCACTTGGCAGGACCGGCATTCAAGAGATTGAGATTAAAAACGAGTATTCAAGAAAAATACCCAAAAAACCAGACGGCTCAGCATATACTTATAGCGATTGGAAGAAATTGGCGCAAAAGATAAAGGGCAGCGTGGATTATTATATGCCTTTAGGTTACGAAGTGCGAACAGATTATCCTGACATTCAGGATGCATCGGAACACTTTCTTGAAAGCGAGGAAGCATATTATAATCGCCTGGCAATTATTGTTTTTGGGCAGGCAAGCACCACAGCGACAAACCAGTCAAAATCAAGCTACGCAGGAAAGCGGGTAGATATAGAGCGAGAATATGAACTCTTGCGCTCAGATGTGAAAAACCTTGCAGTAGAGGCAGCAAACAAGCTGGCAAAAACATTAATACAAATTAATTTTGGTTCCGAAGCTGCGGAATGGTTTGAGGATAATTATACCATCTGGCCCGACGGTGTGCCCGCAGCTTTTGAAAGCGAAAAAGAGGAAGGAGAGGAGTAAATGAATAAATTTCGTTTTTGGGCAGGCACAAAGCACAGTTTAGATCGGTTTATGATGTGGCTGCAGAATTTTGACGCTGCACAACTGCAAACCGTTGCTAAGGTTGCCAAAGAGGCAAAGCCCAAATCGTTTCAGGTTATAGGCAATATTGCTGTTATTCCCATAAAAGGCACATTAATAAATTATGATGCGTGGTGGGTAGAGTTCTTTGGTTTTGCCAGCTATGCACGCATCCAGAGGCAAATGGCAGAGGCTTTGGAAGATGAAAATATTTCGAGGATAGTACTGCATATTGATTCACCCGGCGGCGAAGTAACGGGCATTGATGATACAGCGGATATGATCAGACAGGTTAACGCCCAAAAGCCTGTTATCGCCTATTCTAACGGGATGATGGCGAGTGCAGCATATTGGCTGGGTAGTGTAGCAGAGAAAATCTACATATCCCAAACTGCCGAAGTTGGCAGCATTGGAGTATGGACAATGCATAGCGACTACACAAAGTTTTTCGAGGATCAGGGCATAAAAAATACTGTCATTCGAGACGGTGAACACAAAGCCCTTGGCTTGCCATACGAGGAGTTAAGCGAGGAAGCAAGGGAAATATGGCAGGCTCAGATCAAACAATTACGGGAGATATTTGCAGAGGAGGTTGCTAAAGCCCGTAATCTTCCGGTTGACGCAATTATCGAGACTAAATCGGAGACATTTATTGGCGAAAAAGCCGTAACAAATGGTTTTGCCGACGGCATAACCACTTTTAATAATTTAATCGCAACCATAACAAAGGAGGTTTTTAGCGATATGGAACTTAAAGACGCACTGGCAGAGATTGAGCGCATGAAAGGTGATTTGAGCGCTGCTGTTGATCTTGCCAAAAAGAGAGATGCGAGAATAACCCAACTTGAGGAAGAAAATGCAAAGCTTAATGACACCATAGTCAAATTGCAGGAAGACCAGAAAAGACAGGGCTATATTTCTCGTATAGAAGCAACTAACCTTACACCTGCCCGCAAGGCAAAAGCTAAGGAGATAGTTGGAAAGATGGTTTCTGATGAGGCCATAGAAGCTTTGCTTCTTGAATGGGAAGCCGAGCCGAAGAATGCTCTTTTAGGAGAGAGTGAAATTGAAGAGGAAGATAAAAACCCTGACAAAAACTTGTCTGACAGTGAGTTTTATCAGAAATTTGGGAAGGAGATTAAATAATGGCGAGTACATTTGTATGGAGTAAGAGAGTTTTACAAGAAATTTTGATAGCTCTGGAAAATAACCTGATGATGAAAAAGCTGCTTTCCCCCGGATTGCCAGCAGATGAGGCTATGTGGAACGGAGCGTTTCAAAAGGGGAACACCGTAAAAGTTCGCAAACCTGTTACTTTTACGGCAGAAGAGTTTAACAGCAGCACAGGAACAACCTCATGGCAGGAAATTTCTGAAAGTGCTGTTGAAATAGAGTTGAATCATTTTACAACCGTTCCTTTTAAGCTCAATTATCTGGATCAAACCTTGTATATCAAAAACAGAGATGAGTTTGTGAAAGAGTTTATTCTTCCCATCGCGCTGGCGATTGCCCAGAAAATAGATGTAGATGCTCATGATGATCTTAGAGTTGGCATTCCCTATTACGCAGGCGCTTCCAACGTTACGCCTGATGCATTAGAGGATTTTGCCAATGCCGGAAAAATTTTAGACAATAACAAGGTACCTGATGATGGGCAGCGGGTTGGTGTTTGGGATATTGATGCTGCATGGAAGTTTTTCCAGTTGGATCAGGTTGCCAAAGTTAACATGGCAGGAACAGCCGAAGGGCTAAGAAAAGGCGAAATTGGCGAGATTGCTGGTATAAAGAACTATAAGAGCCAGAATGTACAGGAGCATACTTTTGGAGGCTATACTGACCTTGATGATGTTACCGCCGTAGGAACCGCAGATGCAACAACCGTGGTATTGACCAGCGCCGCCGGAGCAAGCACAGCAAAGCTTTTAGAGGGTGATCTTTTAACCATAGACGGGCAGCAATATGTAGTTACCGCGGATACTGCTAATGCAATCGCCGGGGTTGTTACCGCTTCGGTTTACCCCGCTTTGACTGATACTTACGCCGCGGATGCCGTTACTTTTGCAGATGAAGGACAGAAAACAGCCGGAAAGACCACACACGTGGACAACCTTGTTTTCCATAAAGCAATGGGCGTTATGACGTTTGCTCCGTTGGCTCCCATTGACGGATTGAAAAACGAGATTGTAACAATCCCACAGTTGGGAATAACCGCAAGACTCTCTTATGAGGGTGATCTGCAATATAGAATATCCAAAGCTGCCATTGATGTGCTTTGGGGTTGTAAACTGTTAATTCCTGAGCTTGGATGCCGTTATTTAGGCTAACAAAGGAGTTGATTTTATGAGAGCGTCTTTTAATGCAATTTTCGTGGAAAACGGGCGCCGTCTTTTCCGTTCGGGAATGAACGGCGTACCCAGCGTTGGAAACGAGATTAAGTTTAGAGGTAAAACATATAAAGTTTTGGCGGTAAGGATTGAGCAAACAAGGAATGTTTTTGATAAACTGATTGTTACTGTTAAATAAAAATAGGAGGCAAGACCATGAAAAAGATTTTATTTAGTGTAATATTGATTTTGTTTTTCGCAGTTTTTGCTTTTGCGGAAACAATCACGGTGCCTTTAGAAACTGTCAATTACGTTTTTAGTTCGGATGTTGACACGGTTTCCGGCACTTCGGGATATTATCCCAGCTCCAGCGGCTATAAAGTTGAATCCTTAACAAAGCAGGCAAGAGCCGTTACTGGGCATGATAATGTATTTCAGAAATTGATCTTTATTGTCAATTGCGATAGCTTAAGCGGTGATACTACAGAAGTTAGCTTTACTTATGAGGTGAGTAATGACAGAAGTGTTTGGCTGAAAGGTAAGGCAGCAACAACAGTAAATACCGAGAATACTTATGCAGGGATGGAATTAACAGAACAGTGGGCGTATGTTAGAATAAAATATACAAGTACTGCAAACGACATTTTCCGTTATCTGTGGAAATACGTGGGAATAAAGAAGGAGTAAAACAATGGTTCAATGTCCGAAGTGTAAGAAATGGTACACAGAAAAAGCCTTAAAGTTTCATACGTGCAAAAAGGAAGTTGAAAAGGTTAAGGAAGTTCCTGAAAAGTTTGATTTTACGGTGATTGACGGCATCGGAAAGAAGACAGCGGAAAAAATTATTACCGCAGGCATAACAACATTTGAGCAACTGAAGTTCGAGGTTGAAATTGAGGACTTTCCAGAGGTAGTTGGGGTTTCTGAAATGCAATGGAAAAACATAAAAGAAGGTATTGCAAAATACGAGGTTAAATAATGGCACTTTCCGCACATCAGGAAAAAATCAAGGCGAAATTAGAGGAATTGGCTCCCCAGATTGACGGAAATAATCTGGATATTTGGGTTACTGCCGGCAATTGCGAAATGGCAGAGGAGTTAACAATTAAGGAAATAGGCTTAATTGCTTATAATACTTATGTTGCTGCCAGTTCGACCAACAAATATCTTTTGTTGGCAGAATCTAAGTTCCTTGCATCTCAATTGCCCATCACTGCCTTAAAGGTAATGGGTAACATTACAAAGGCAGCCCCCGGCAATAATGAATATGGACAGGATAACGCTGCTCCCGTAAAGTTCGAGGAAATTGCCCAAATGCGGGAATGGTGGATAGCCAGGGCAAAAGAATCTATTGAGATATGGAAATCTACACAAGACCAGGTTGCTGATGAAGATTTGCCATATATTGGAGAATATGAGGGATACTACAATGAAAACAGTTAGAAGCTCGTTTGGTATTAATAGAGAATTGATGAACGAAGGCGAAAAGATAAGCCATACTATTGCTCTTGATACGGATACAACAGGAAAAACTTTGACTGCCTTGATATATGATGACGGCATTACTACTCTTGGCACTGCAAGCGGTGATTCTGCGGAAACGGACATTGAAATTAGTTTAGATACAGACGGACTTGATCCGGGTGAATATGTTTATGAGGTCTGGGTGGATTATGGCGAGTCCACCCAGGCAATGGTTTTTCCATTAAAAAACGTTTCTGAATATACTTTAGAAGTGATTAATAGAGTAGGAATATCCTAAATGAGCGATATAGACAGGCAAATAAACCAATGGCGTGCAAAAGTAAGCGATCAGGTCAATAGCGATCTTCTTGATCTGGCATCACGGATGATCATTGATCTTTGGGATAGTGTTGTTGATAGAACTTTTGCAGGTATGGATATTCACGGAAACCCGTTCATTGGTTATTCCCGCGCTCACAGAGAAAGAAGAAAAGCAATGGGTTTGCCTGTTGATCATGTGGACTTGTTTTTTGAGGGGATTATGATCCCCAGCGTGAAGACACGTGAGGAACTTATCTTTGACGGAGCTATGGGCACTGCCTATTTTGACGATGCATTCGAGGAAATGAAGGCAGAGGCGCATCATAAAGGATTGGGCAATCTTCCCCAAAGAGAATGGTTTGGATTTTCCGAAGAGCAAAAAGCAGATGCCTATAAATTGGCAATGGATTTTATGAAGGGAAAAGGATATGCTGTTTTGTAGTGTGCGTAACTTTTATCATTTATTTTTAGGTGGACGACATGAGCGATAACATAACAACCAAAGTTATAGAGGTTTCTAACTATATAACTGATATGTTTGCAGGTAATTGCACAATAAGCGACCAGGGCGGCGGTGTGTATAAAGTAACCTGTTCAAGTGCCCATAATTTGGCAAGGCAGGAAGATATTGAGATAGAGACACACCCAAGCGTAACAATTGACGTCCCTGACGTTGTAACGCTGTATCAAAGCCCTGTAACTGCAAGCAGTTTTCGCTGCCAGTTCCATGTTTTGGAAGTGCTTAGCACAACGGAATTTACTGTTGATTTAGCTTTATGCGTACCCAGGAAAACCCCGCCCTCTTCGATACCGTTAACAGTAAATAGATTTAAGAGCCAGACGGGCCACACTCAAAACAGGTTTACCTCTGAATATATCCAGAGAAATAGAGCCAGTGCCCTAAAGCTTGCAGAGTTGCCCGCCCATGTAGTTTTGGAAGCAGGCCACGCCAAAAGCAATAGAGGTGATGTGTTCGCTAATGGCAGTATAAGGTTTGATGGGTACGAATTAGCATTAATGCTCATTGAGGCAATCGCCAATCACCCGGACGATGATGGAAATATAGATAATTCTATTGCAGAACTAAAAGCAAGGCTTTTTCTCTCCAATAGAATGCAAACAATAATTGAAGCGTTGAAATTTAAAGGTTGGAATAAGTGGGATACGCTTTATGGCTTTTCCGACTATAGAAAAACAGTAAGACAAGGAATTATTTTTACAACTAATTGTTAATAACGTTAGGAGGCTTATAAATATGAGTTGCCCAAAAGATTTAAGTTTTGATTATATTTGGATACAGCCGGCTTTTACGCTGTCTGAAAGAAATACTTTTGTTAGCAATGCACCGTATGCGGATATAGCAACACTAAAAGCCGCTTTGAATACAGGTTATAAGGAGATTATTGGTTCTTCTACTGATCTTGTGAGCGAAGGTGCAAAGATAGAATTTAGTGAAGGCGATGCCTTAAATACCGCGAACCTGAAAAAGAAGTTGCGCAATTACCCGGGATTATTTGAGGCAATAAGCCATAATGCCAGTTTATGGGATGATCTTGATACTCTCCTGAATGATTGTGCGGATGTTGACGTGATCATTCTTGACGATGTTAAAGATTACATGTTTTGTATATGGGATTTCGCTGGCAGTGCTTTGCCCAGCTTGACCTCTGGCCAGCCCTTCGCTACAAATGTTAAGCTCGACCGAAAGGCTTCGACCGTGAATTATGAAGCTGGAGGTAGCGGCGGGCACTATACGCTTGTAACCAATGCCAGAACCTAAAAGAAAGTAGGTGATTTTATGGGGTGTCCTAAAGATTTAGCCCTCAATGTTGCTACCAGAAGCGCTGGAACAGTTTTAACTTACACCTCATGGGAAGATTTTCTGACAGATGTTGGTTCCTGGGATGATCACGGATTAATTGAGACAGGTTGCAGCTTGTATGCCGAAGAGGGAGACAAAGTAGAACTTTCAACCCTGAAAGAAAGGCTCAAGCGGATAATTGCTAAATGTGAGCTTTGGGATTTGGATGAGGATGAATGGGCAAACGGAAGCACAGAAAAGGACTGGGACGGATGCACTGATTATGATATTGCGTTTTACGACCAAAACCAGGAAATAGCGGCTATTTTGTACGCCGTTCCTTTGGTTGCTTTGCCCGGGCATACATCCGGAGACGGCAAGAAGTTCCATTTGATGGGTGAACGGGATATTGACGGTTTTGATGATGGCGAGTTTGATATTGTGCTGTTTAAGACCATAGAGTTTACCAGCGATAAAAGCAGCGATTTGACCTGTTCTGTAACTAAAAGCGGAGGAAGTGCTGTTTGGTATCGTGCCAGCACAGACAGCACCTACGAAAATGATGATGTTAGCGGCGCAAGTTGGGATCCCGGAGGAAGCGAGGAAACTTTTGAACTACGCATTGCAAGACCGGAGACGGTTACGCAGATCAGCTGGATTGCACAGGATATTACAAGTGCATTAGATGACCTGATCAAGGAGCTTGGCGATTTTCGTAAATTGACTCATCTATACATGCAAAGCAATAGCATAACAGGTTCG